TACTCCATCAATACTAAGTAATCTAGTTTCAATCTGAGATATACGGACTATTAAGTTTTCTTCATCTTCCCAACTCATATTAAGCTCATTTAAATAGTCATCAACTGCTTCCTCTGCAATTGATTTTATATTCTCCCAAGTGTAGCCACTCTTATATGTTATTCCTGCTGATATATTTATTGTCGTGCTGGTAACTCCTTCAACTGTGACTCTATGACCTATCGGCGCTAGACCTAAGCCTTGTCCTTGATGTCCAATTGGGTCAATTTCTTCTTGCACTAAATTAACTAATTCTTCACTTGGTACTTTAAAGTTAGAATTAATTATTACTAGTTTTACAGTACCTCCACCATTCCAAACAGGATAAACTTTAACTCCTCCAACATCTTGTATTTTGTTAACTTCATCTTTATAGTTTTGAATATTACCCCCAAAAGATTGAGAATTTAAACTATCATAGTATCTTTGTCTTAAACTGTCCTCTGATTCTGCATCTTCTCCATTAATTAATATTTCAGTTAACTGAGCAGTTTCAAGCCCATCTATATATTCAATCGGAATCAACTGACCAAGTTCAAAAATAGGTCCAGTAGTTTCACATTTCATCTTATATATTCCTTCACTAATCCTTTCAGTTGCTGTATAATTATACTCTCCTAAATTAAAGCGTGAATCAAGAGGAATATCTATGTTAAAAACTCCTTTTGCAATTGTATTAGTGGCTTCAAGAGGTGTGATTCCTCGCTCTTTGCATCTTTTCTCTAAATAGTAATAACTAGCAGTATCTACAAAGGTTTGGTCTAATAATTCATCCATGGCAATGTATGTTTCTGTAAGTTCTATAGCTACTGGTGCCAAGGCGTTATATATTATAGAACCTTCTCTTTTATCAAGAGTATCTGGTACACTATCTAACATTCTTTTAATTATATTTTCAAAAGTCATTAACTCAAACAATTATACACTCACCACCTTCTCTGCTTTGATATTTCCATATTTGGTATGGACCATAAATTTACAATGGACCTTTCCTTTTACATTTTGAAACTCAAAATTATCTACAGTTTCAATCCTATCATCTTGAATTAGTGCTTCTTTGATTCGCCTTTCAATTTCAGGTATTACAAAGGAAATAGGTTCTCCAATTAAGTCATTTAACTCAACTCCATAGTTCCAAGAATAAATAAGGTGCTCATACCTTTCAGTATTTAAAATTAAAAAGATGGTTTGTTTTAATGCTTCTACATCATCACAAATACCATCTACTCTGTTTTTTTCTATATGAAGTTTAAATGTCTTACTTGGTTCTTGCCTTACATCAAAGTTAATTATTGATACATCTTCAATGTCATAGTCAATGTTATCTGTTGGTAACACTTTATCACATCCTATCTAAAATCAAATATTGCTGTCCTCCTTGCATACGAATTAAAACCAATTTATCTCCTATTTTTTTATCTGTATATCTTTTAAATGTTTCTGTCTGTATTAAAAAGAATTCATCAAAAGATGCTTTTTGTTCTATATAAACTACTAATGGATTAAGACTTTCTATAGTTCCAAATGCAATCATCATTGGATTGCTTGTTTCTACTGCATCCATTGCAGCCTTTTTTATCACTTGTAATAAGTCTTGTGACACTTTATCACCTCACTTATATAAATCTTCTTACATGTGTGTACGCTTTTCCTTTTCGATATGAATCAACCGATTGTATTTTTACTACATCACCAGTCTGTGGCGAATGAATCATTTTACCATTCCCAATATACATCATGACATGATTACTATTTCCTCCACCAACTCTACATAATAAGTCTCCTGCTTTCCATTTACTTCTATCTTTTAAATCTACAGCCTTACCTGCTTTACTCTGCGTTGCAACAGTTCGAGGAATTTTTATACCTACTTGTTTATAGCACCACTGCGTAAATCCAGAACAATCAAAAGTATTTGGTCCTTCTGCCCCCCAAACATATTTACAACCTAATTTACTTTTAGCTATACTAATTAATTTATCTGCTTTAGAATTATTTGCATTACTATTTTGATTATTACCTTGAACTTGATAAGTTATATCTTTTAAATTCTTTTCTGCTTCTTCATTACTTCCAACTCCTGTACCTGCACTATTAGAACTATATGCACTTCCTGTTATTTGTTTATAGAACTTTCCTACTCCTGGTACCCAATCTTTGTTAAGAGGACTATCATAAAGCGGAGCATATTTGTCTCTAATACTTTCTAATGTTTTTCTTCCTGTATGAATATAATTTCTTGATAAATTACTTATACCTCTTTTTATTCCTTCATCTACAGAACTAAAAGACATCCCTTTCATTCCAAAGAAATTATTTTTATTTTTGCAAAGTGAAGAACTACCATTTCCTGTTTCATGTATAGAAATAGCAGCCATTAAAGCTGCATTGACCTTGTAAGCATTAGAATATTTAACAAATATACTTCCTGTATTTGATAATTTTCCTTTAAACACTTTATTTAATTTATTTATCATATCACTGTCTTCTTTATTTGTAGTACTTTGTGCAGGACCATTTTTCTTTTCATCTTTATTATTACTATTTCCACTACTATATGAACTTGAAGAATAAGAAGCAAATTCGTCGCCATCAACAAGTGTTAAATCCATAAAATGACTGTTATTTTCAAAAGTATGTTTTACTTTCTCAACTAGCATATAATTTTGAAGTTTAATATCTCCTAGATTTAAAAAAACAGGTACTAAACAACCTGCTCTCACTCTAATATCTCCAAGTACATTTTTTAAACTTAATGACTTAGTTTTCTTATTATATAGTTTTAGAAGTATATCACACTTTTGTTTTATCTCTGCTTCACTCATGTTTTTGTCTACTGTATCAAACATTTGAAGTATTCCCCAACTCCTCATATGCGTTGAGTCTTGAGCAATATACACATCTCTTTTTCCTGTTTCTTCATTATCTCTCACAAGTTTAATCTTTGTGTAAGTATCACTATCTATTGATGAATTATAGTCAAAGTCTTCTATTACATCATTGTTCATAACAGTATCTAATTTCATTGATGCAACATTCTTTAATGTTATTCTTCCAAAATCATCATATAACACATACATTTCTTTTTTCTCTCTTAGAGTATCATCTAGTGCAGTTAAGACCATATCAAAGAGTGTTTTATTTTCTTCAACTCTCGATATTTTATATTTTGTATCTTCTATGACATTGTATTTTAAATTAAAATCTTTAGCCAACATCTTTACAAGTTCACTTGCTGTTTTATTACTATATACATAAGTATCTTTATTTTTAAAATATCTCAACTGGTCATAAGCAACTATTTTAATGTGATTTTCTTTATCTCTTTTCTTCTGAAATATATATCCATAAAATATGCCAATTCCCTTATAATATATCCTTACAGAATTACCTTCGCAAAACTCTAATATATCATCCATTGCTATAGTAAACTCTAACTTTGAAGGTGAACCTCTTCTTTCTATCTCCCATGTGATACCATCAATGACAGCAGGTTCGTAGAAATCTTCCCAATGTGCAATAACTAGCCTTATATCTCTATCATTCGCCAGAACTAAATCATCAGACAAGCCTCAACACCTGCCCTTTATAGATGGTATATTTAGGTACTTTTTTACCCTTGTTAGCTTTATCCATCATTGTTTTATTTAACTCATATACTTTCTTGTATAACGAACCATTACCAAGTTGCTTCTGACAAATTGACCAAAGGCTATCCCCTGCTTTTACTGTATATGTTTTAGTGTTTGTGGCATTGACTGAATCAACTCGTTTTGGCTCTATCTTTACATTAGGTCTACCAGTCTCATTTTTAGGAGGGGCAAGAACTAACTTTTTAGTTGAGTAATCTCTATATTGCTTTAACTTTATTGCAACTTTTGTATCTGAACCATTTTCTGCATCTTCTGAAATAGCATACTCTTCAAGAGATACTTTTATATTAGTGTTAAATAGTACTTTATTACCTAATTCCCTCGATACAATAAATTGAAATGGCTTACAATCAGTTTTTAATAGTTCCAGTTTACTTAAAAAGAATTGAACATCTTTAAAAGCTCCACGATAAAAAGGTAGCTTATTGTGTGTAAATTCTGCTTCAAAACTTATTTCAGATAGCCCTTCTTTTTTTAATATGTTTACTTCTCCAGTATTTATCAAATCAACTGTCTTGTTTTTATTTGTAACTTTAATCTCTAACTTTGGCGGAGGTATTGGTAATTGTACTCCATCTAAATAAAAGTCATAAGCCATTTATATCCCTCCTCTCTAAACTATTCCCTCAGCAGATACAACCATGGCATCATTCAGTTTCTCAGTTAAGACATTTACTATGCCGTCGACATCTGCCTCACTATTTATGTTGTTTGTATTGTTCATATCAATTTTAATGTTGACTCCTGTAAATCGATTTATTACCTCCTGCTCTGCAATATCTCTAAGATATTTTAAATCTTCTTGACTTTTATCCATTGTTTTAGCCATTTTTGCAGTATTTCCTGCGGTGTCTTTTGCTCCTTTGGCTGCATCATTGAGAGGAGAATTTAATCCTGCTGAGCCTATTCCTTCACCAAGTCCGTATTTTTTATCCCAAAGGTCATCTAATCCTAATTTTTTCTTTGCATCTTCTGCTATTTTACTGATATCAAAAGTATCTTTCAATTTGTTTTGTAATTGATGTCCTACGTCATATCCTTTTATAAATTCTGACTTTAAATTTTTGTACTCTACTAATTCTGGTTTCCATGCTTTAGGCTCAGGCGGTTTTTGAATGGGTTTAAATGTTGTTTTTGTACCAATTACAGTATTTACTTTTTGAAATTCTTTCATTTGTGGTAAATCAATTCCTGGAATTTTATTAATCTGTTGTACTAACCAATTCAATCCTTTTACAGCTATATTAACAGCTTTTATAATACCATTTGCTAGATTGGTAGCAAATTTATCAAAAGCTTTGTCTAAATTAACACCTGCCTTGAGTCCTGCGTTAGCCATATCAATAAAAAAACATTGTACTGCATATAAACCAGTTCTAAAAGCATTTGCTATTCCAACTACACAAATATTTATCGCATTTACTATCCCTGAAATTACGTTATAAACGACTGCACATAACCAATACCAAGCTCCAACTGCAAGACTTATTACACTTATGCTTGTTCCTGCAAAATGATTATACACAGCTACCAATATAAATACAGCAGATATTACTGCAATTATACCTAAAACTACCCACGTTAGTGGACATGCATATAATGCCGCATTTAAACCATATTGTGCTATAATTTGTCTCCATGTTGCTCCTGTGGCTAGGTCATGCATAATGGCTGTTTGAGCTAGTTGAAAATCAAACCATTTTTGAGATAATAATGCAATGGAATTTGCAATTGCTAGTCCTAGTACTGCTGTTTTGTATAATGTTAATGCTCCTACAATCCCCAAAATTACAGGAGATATTATACTCCAATTTTGTGCAAATATATTAGCAAGGTTTAATGCTTGTGTTATTATCCAGCCTAGTGCTTGTGAAATTAAACTTATCCCAACAATCATTGTGTTTGAAAAACTTTGAAAAGCTGGGCTCCCTAATATACTTATAATTCCATTAAAAATGTTATAAGCAACATTTCCAAGTACATACAAAGAGTTTATAAAATTATCTATAAAGGTTCGAAATCCCTTACTAGACATAGACTGTTCAATTTTTTTCTGTATAACACCAAATATCATGATTGCATTATTTTTAATTGAAGTCCAAATTTGAGAAAATGTGTAAGGCATTTTTTCAAACTCTGCATTGGTCTGCTCTGCTGCTGCAAGTAATGAGTTTTTTACAATATCTGCTGTTAACATTCCCTCTGATGCCATTCCTCTTATTTTTCCTATGTCCACGTCCAAATAATCTGCAATCGATTGGATGATGTTAGGTGCTGACTCAAACACAGCATTCAGTTCCTCACCTCTTAATACGCCAGAACTCAACCCTTGGGTTAGCTGTAACAATGCCGAGTTCATTTCCTCAGTACTTGCGCCTGCTATTACAAATTTTTTGTTTAATTGCTCTGCAAAACCTACAATTTCTTTTGTACTGCTAAACGCCTTTCCTGCGTTCATGCCTATACGACTCACTATTTGTGCAGTATCTAAGTAAGATGCTCTTGACCTTTCAGCTGATTGAAATATCATTTTATTAAGTCCAGCATCTGATTGTTGCCCATCATTTATCATGCCAAGTCTCGCATTAGTACTTGTCATCTGGTCGCTTAAATTTCCTAGACCTCCTAATGTTCTTATACCTAAATAAGTTGCTGCTAGCTTCTTTGCACTTCCAACTAATCTATCTGTAGAACTTGCACCCTTATTTATATCCTCATTAAGTTTTCGCTGTTGATTATCTGATTCTCTTATTTGTCGTTCTAATCTATCAAATCCAGCTTCTGCTCTTGCTAGTTCTTCTCTAGCTGTTCTAATACTATTAGCATCTATAGCATTACTAGATGTTCTTTGTAATTGCTCGAATGAACTCAGTACTATATTCATAGCATTAGTCATATGCCGAAATGCAGGTGTCATTCCGTCGAAAATTCGGATAGATGTCTGTATCGTTGCCATTTTTTCACTCTCCTTCCTTATTTTAATACAATAAAAGCACTCACTAATTTTTAGTAAGTGCTTTCTGTATTATAAATTTAGTAATTCTTTCTTCTTAGTATTAAATTCTTCATCTGTTATTGCTCCTAAGTCTAACAATTCTTTTAATCCCTTTACTTGTTGTATTGCATCATTAGAATTATTTTGTATATTAACAGCTTCATTATCCTTTACAATTATTGCTAAAACAGATAATATTTCTTGTGCAGAAGAATATGCCATTTTGTAAATTGAAGAATTACTTTTAGTTCTTAATTGTATCAGATTTACATAAACATTAGGATTACTTAAATTATTTAATGTTATTTTTATCTTAAGACTATCTATGAAAGCTTTTGTTGTTCTTTTAGCTGTTACTCCTCCAACAACAGCACCTACTCCTCCAAATAAAGCTCCCCCTGCTAAAGCTCTTCCTATCCCTCCTTTAGTCACAGTTTCGCCATTTTCTAGAAGTTCATATTCTATAACATCACTGTAATTATAAACATTTAAATTCACTTTTTCTCTATTAAACCCATTTAAAACAATAAATTTCTTATTATTATCATCAAATTCCATAAATTTTAATATTTTTTTTGTAGGATTAAAATTTTTAAGCTCTTTTTCTTTATCATCTTTTGATTCAATAGCCTTCTCGACCTCTAATTTAGTTGGTAACCCACGATATAAAGTATTTCCTGGAGTAAAGGTGGCAACTGCATATTTCTTAAAACACTCTTTACACAACCATCCATCAGCTATTTTTTGTTTTCCTTTTTCTCCACAAATACAACAATTATCTTTACTTCCAAACAATCCCATAATATTACCCCCTACGCAATTTTATAAGATTATTATACTATATAAGTAAAATTTTTACATTATAATCACATCCTTTCAATAAAAAAACACCTACTTTTTAAGTAAGTGTTTTTCATTTATATAATTAATTTCTTATTTATACTTTGATTGTTTACAATATATATCTACTATTTGTTTGAAAACATAAAAGTTCTCTTTATCTTCTTGTATATTTTTTAGGCGAGAAATAAAACGTTCTTTTTCCTCACTACATACATCATTTAATAAGTTATTTTACATTACATTGCCTGCTTATATACAACATGATAATTTTTCTTCTCACCTTGTATCTTAGCAGGTCTATTATTTTCCTCTATCCAATTTCTTATTTTATCTATTACACTTTGTGAATACTTTGTTGTAGTACCATTCCAATTATCCTTATTTGCTAAAACTATAAGTTTTTCTTCTTCTTTAATATCTAATTTCTTAATAATCTCACAAACTGCCACAAAAGCAGGTTTATTAGTTTTAGAGTAAATATTTAACTTGGTTGCAATTTGTTTTGTATCAAAGAAATGTTCTTTTTCTTCAATCTCCAAAGGCAACTCTATTCCTGCCTTTTTATAGATAGTCTTTGCTGTAAGTAACTTTGCTTTTTCATCTATTCCAGCACCATTTAGAAATGGAGTCAAAATTTCTATTGTTTTATTAACTGTATCTAGACTTTCTATTTCATTTGCCTTGTCTCGTAGTACTTGAGGGTTAGCATTGTTAGTTATGTATGCACCAGTTTGTCGAATAGCTGGTAAAACTTCTTTTGTAACCCAATTCTTAAAATTTTTAGCTGTCTCTAACTTGCTTCCAAATATCAGAGAATAAAGTCCACTCTCATTTATTAATGCAGTTTGAGTTTTGACCATGTTCCCATTTTGGGAATGTGCTATCATTTCAAATATTTTATCATCATCATCAACATGACTTGAAACAGCTTTACTAGGGTTAGCATAACCTAATGTCTCTGCTACATCCTTACCAACAAACCAAATTTCATTATCTATATCTATAGTTCTTATCTCTCCAAAATCTTCATTTTTAAATATTTGTAAGTTATTCATCATACATACTCCTCCTAAATTTAATTTGAAAGAAGTTTCTCTATATGATAAAATATTTCATATAGAAGATTACTTCTTTGTTGGAAATAGAGCATTCAAACTTTGGTCGGGGAGAATGCTCTATTTTTGTTATTTTTCTAAAAGTAAATGGATTCCCTGTCTTATAGCCTCTGCTTTTGTAAGGTTATTTTTTTTACAGTATTCATCTAATTTTTCATTAGTTTCATCATCTACTCTAACCTTAATATCATTAGTTTTAGGGCTTCCTACAACAGGTCTTCCTATTTTTTTAGGACTCATGTTATCACCTCACTTTTGAGTTCCATAATTAAATTATATAGTTTTGGAACTCAAAAGTCAATAACTTATTCCAATTTTTTCTAATTATTTTACTCAACCGACCATTTTGAGCAAATTTGAGCAAAACAAAAGCACTTACATGTTGGTAAGTGCTTTCTTATTTACAATTAAATTTATTCATCTAGTTAGATTCATCATTATTTTGTATAAAAAATTTCATCTTTTTATTGACTATAAAAAATATTATAGGCAATATTTTTTCTAATTTGTGGTATAATAAAAACAAGAAGAACTACAATCTATTTAGCGGTAGAGTGAAGTTCATAATTTTAAAAAATATAAATTATTTAAATTTGCGGAACTTTATTTTAAAACCAAGTTCCCAGCCACTTTTACTCTTGCCACGAGTAGAGTGGCTTTTTACGTTTTTGATACATCTACAAACGATATATCCAATTAAACTAGCTATCAAGCTAGCTAATATACTAAGTAAAAAATTGTCCATACTTCCCACCTCCTTTCATTAGGAAGTAGGTTTTATCCCAGTATGAACTCCACTCTATAAATTGTAGATTACATCTTCTTGCTAAAAATATTATAACATATAATTATTACATATTTTACCTATTCTATATTTATTTTTTTATTTTGCTATCTTCTTCGTCCCCTCTTTCTCTCTCTTTCAGCTTCTTTCATTGCTTCCTCTTCATCTTCTATCTTTACAAGTATTGAGGCGGCTGCTAACGCTCTCTCATTAACTTCTAAATTCATATATTCACTTGGCTTCCACTTTAATTTTTGAATACAATAATGAGTGATGCTAGCATCAAAATCGCCACCTCTGATTAGTTTTTTGCTTCTTCTACTTTATCCTCAAAAGATGTATCAAATCCATTGACTTCATTCACTTTTACTGTATAATTGACATACTCACCTGCTGTAAGCATTGTCTTTAATAACTGAGCTTCTCCCATTACTCCATAACTATTTTGGAGTTCGGCATCCTTTAAATCTGGAAATACTGTAGATGCTACACATAATTCAGCTACATAACTGTTGTAGTCAATTTCACTTGTATATTGTCCAGTATGCTTACCATTGTTACCAATCACTTTTACTCTTTTAGTACATTTTCTTCTTAGTGCTTCGTCTTCTTCAGATGATAAAACTCTTAATTCCCATTCAACTGGTTTCCCTTCTTTATCTAAAAATCTGTTACTCGCTACATATTTTACATTATCAACCTTTATTGCATTTTGACTTAAAAAAGCACTTAAATTACTCATATTATTCTAATCTCCTTTTATTTTAATTTTTCATATAAAAAATACACATATATAATTTATAAATGTGTCTTTTACTCCATTCCTGCCAATAAATTAAATTTTTCTACTAATTCCCAATCCTCAAAAGTGAAATCCATATCTTCATCTAAATACTCACCATCAGCATCAAATTTAGTAATTATTCCACTGTCCATATTACAATCTTTAAGTACTACTGTCTGTCTTCCTACAGCAGATGTAGGGTCTTCATTTGTAACTTGTATGTCAAAATAAATATCCTCACCAGTTTCTTTATATCTGTAAAGTAATTCTCTAAAAATAGAAGTATTATAATGAAATGTTGCACTTCCAGTATTTGTACTCCCAGTTGTTTTATTTCCCTTTGTTGTTCTTCCTAGAATTGGAACTTCACTTTTATTTTTTTCCATTTTAGCCTCTAAATCTATAGCTTGCATAAAGTTATATCTTTTGCCTTCTATAGTTACAAAACATTCAGCTTTCTTTGCACTAACTGTATCTTTAGCATTTATTGTTTGAGCCATTCTAACACTCTCCTTTCTAGCTTACTGAAACTGTCATATACAGTTTACTCATAGCATTTATTACCTTAACAGCATCAGATACTATGACAGTTTTCTTATCGTTTCCAAGCTCCACACTAACATCATCAGTTTTGAAATCCTCTATTGCTCTAATGTTTTCTAATTCTTTATGGTGTTTAACAACATCATTCCAGAAACTTATTCTTCCTGCCTTATCATTCGGAACTTTACCTAAATACTTTTCATTAAATAAAGTTGCAATATCATTAGCAATCTGGTCAAGTACTCTAATACTTTGATTACTTGAAAAATCATCATTTTTATCATCTGTAAATGATACAAAAGTATTTATATCCTCTAATACATGAACTTCATCACCAACTTTATGAAATATAAATTTACCACTCTTTAGTGCTTCTTCAAGTTGTATTTGAGTATAGTTAACATCAATATCAAACTCACCATCATACTTTTTATTAGTATTAGATTTATTTATGTCACATCCAGCTATAGCTCCAGTTACCCAATAAATCAAGCTAGATTCAACTAAATCTTTATCTTTAATCTTATTTTCTATAGATACTATACCTTCATAATCTGCATCACTTTTCTTATATAGTACTGTTTGGAACTTAGCTCCTACCTTATCTCTCATTCTCTTTGTAAATTCTACAAACAAAC